GAAAGAAAGTATTCTTATAAAATTTTTGGTAGTAGTTGTGAAACTCTAATGAATCACCCCTCATACCAAAATGTGTATCACCAAGTATTGCAATTCTCACTTCAAATCATCCTCTATATCAATATCAACTTCAGGTTCTTTTGACTTCGTTTTTTTCTTCTTTTTGTTTTCTTCAAAGTTATGAATAAACTCTGAAATGTTATCATACAATTCAAACTGTCTTACGTTACCACTTTCATCTTCGTAAAGTTCACCTTCATCTAAAAGACCAAACTGTTCTGTTGCCTTATACTTGACATACAGTTGTTTCTTTTCTTTCATGATTCTACGGAGAAAAGCATAATATATGATCTGAGTAAAATAAGCAAATGGATTTTTACTCTTTGCCGGATCAAAGTTTCTGAAATACATCAGGCAGTTCTCAATGCCATCTGCAATCATCTCATCACGGAAAGAATAAGAGATGAAATTTGGTTTGCGTGAAAGATGGTCTGCGATCTTCAAGAAACACTCACCGATATAATTTGGTATAGGTGGTTCAGGTTTCTTTTTTGTTTTCGCCGTTTCACACTTCTCTCTATATTCTATAAGAGCTTGTAAGAAATCTGCGTTGTTTATGTAATGGTTGGATTTTGCACTCATATCATTATTACCTTATATTTGCTTGACTTAACGGCTTGACAGAGATATACTCTCGGTGTTCCGTTTGAAAATTAATGTATCTTATTATTCTTTTTTTCCTTAAGAGCTTCCAGTATTTCTTCTACATCTTCTTCTTCTAAATCCAAATCATCATCATACATGTCATCTTCTAGATCAGCAAGATGATTCTTCAGAGATTCTGTATCATCATTAACGTATTTGTTTAAGTTGTTTACCATCTTAAAGTAATGATCGATCAAAACAGACTTTGGTTCCACTACCGTAAGAATATCATCCGTATAGATAGTTGCCGTATTATTCTCAATTAATTCTACAGGTAACCAAGGTGAAATCATCAACACACTTTGACCAGATGCCAATCTTTTAAAAATGATAGTCATAGGATCTTTTAACATTACCATTTCTGTTTCTGTATCTTCGATATATGTTGACAATATATCTTCACCACTTCTTAATCTTACTAATTTTATCTCATGCATGTTTCATATACTCAATTATTTTTTCAAATTCTTCCAATGTACCGTTATTTTTTAATCTATTAGCTTTACTGCTGATAACTTTAACATTACCTTTAATGTACCCTAAATTATTATTGATTCTATCTAAAGATGGAGAATGTAAACGATCTTTGTGATTTAATTCAATACCTAATACAGGACATTTTTCAGGAATTATAACATCATTCAAATCAATTGTAAAGCTTATATTTTTTATTTTTGCTCTATGTTTTGCTGCAAAAAACATTTCTTTTTGAATATTTTTTAAATATTGCGATCTTCTTTTTTCTGTTGTATATGATTCTTTCTTTTTTTGCCTACAGTATTTGTTATATTCTTCACGGTTTTCTTTTCTATGTTTTTCACCTGTTAAATTTTTACACGTTCTACATGAACCTCCTTTAACCATTCTTTCTGATATATGTCCGTGTTTACAAGGTTTACCTGTAAAATAAAAAGTTAAATTTTGTTTTTGAGCTTCTTTTTTTGTTATTATATCCATACTAACCTCTTAAAAAATATACTTTACTACTTTATTTATACGTTTTAAGATGTACATTATGCATTTTTTAGTTCTATATTGTAAAATTTATAATTAAATTTTTCATCATCATAAATTTTTACTCGTTCTATGAAGTGTTTGAGTGTATAATTAACATGTTTGCCTGTACGAAAATCATCAGCTATATCAAACAATGTTGCTTCTGTTTTGTTATCACCGATTCTAAGACCACGACCTATTGATTGTAGATTTCGAACCCGTGATTTAGAGGGACTGGCAAATACAACATTATGAAGGTTGCGAATATTAATACCAGTACTAAAGGTACCATATGAAGCAACAATGATAGCATCGTTTTGTTTCTCAGTAATTGAACGAACTGATTCACGTACTTCCACATCTGTACCACCATATACGAAAAATACATGACGCTTGCCAGCATTACTCTTGATATTTTCATACAGATCTTTTCCGTGTTTTTCTACTAGTTGAAATAGTACTAGTGTGTTACCTTCTAATGATAGTGTTAAATTTTTAATAAAATCATTACGTGCCTTGTTTAAAACAATATATTCTTTTTCTGTGTTGTAATCCCATTGCCTAGACATTTTGCATATATGTTCAGGGTACTTTAATATCAAACATTTGATTTTGAAATCTGCCAATTGTTTGTTGTCAATTAGTTGCTTCGTTGTTGTTGCTTGATAAACTGGACCAAATAATCCTTCCAAAACTAATCGATGTGTTTGTGTACCATCTAATGTACCTGTACATCCAATTCTGTATGATGCATTTCTCAAACCAGTCATAATTGTTGTGAGAGATTTGGCTTTGAATAAATGGCACTCATCACCCATTACAAAATCAAACTGTTCAAAGTGTTCTGCTGGTAATTTGTATATTGACTGCCATGTAGTAATTGTCAGAAGTTTGTCTACATTTTTCTCTTTGCCAGCATATTGTCGGTGACAATATTCTTCTGAATCGTATCCATATGATTTGAAGTCTGAATACATTTGTTCAACCAATGATGTAGTAGGAACAATCAACAAACCTTTTTTGTATTCTATGTCTTGTAGATAACGAAGTATCAAGTAAAGTATTAATGATTTACCTGATCCTGTTGGAGATAAAATAAGTATGCGTCTATTTCTTATTGCGTGTACAAAAGATTGCAATTGATAATCACGAACTTCAATTGATGCAGGTAAATTTAATGTTTTTATAAACTCTACTGCCTCAACTAATGAAAAATTTTCTGTAACATTAATATCAGAATCAATGTCTAATGAATAATTTCTTTCTTTACAAAACTTTTGAATATATGGTACAAGACCACGATAGATTGAAAAATTACGCAAGTCAGCTAAACGTATTTTTCCATCCCACAATCTATTCTTATATGCAGGTTGAAACTGATAACCAGGTACATAGAATGTAAAATAGTCTGACAGCTCTTGTGCCAAACTTTTTTCACATTCAAATTTTATATACACCTCATCACGGTGATGTAGAGTTAAATTAGACACCTTGTATAAATTTTTCCCAATCAATAAATGATTTTAGTTCCCAAGCACGATTGTTTAATTCTTTAAGTATAGATTGGCATACATCAACTATTTCTTCATGTACTGCCTTAGATGCAAGATATTTGTTTATATCATCATCTGCTTCCATATATGTAGACAACTCGGCCTTAATCACATATGGAAATGGTTCCCATCCACGTTTCTGTAATTCATCATCATCTAATTTGCCAGTATAGTATTCCCATTTAAGTTTACGCATTTTATTATACTTAAACTCCGCTTCTTTGGCAAGCATACGATGCTTGCTAAGTATGTTTAGATACTTACTGTGTAATTTTGGAATATCGATGAGTGCTTTGCCTGGTTCTGTTCTATCAATATCGGCATCTTTAGCCCACATGTTCAATAATTCGTCAAGTTTTTCCATAAAAAATCTCCTTGTTTAAGGAGTATACACTATTTAAAATAGTTTTTCAATATTATAATAGGCAAATCTGAATGTAGCATCGGCAGTAATAATGGTGTCTGGCGTATCTGCCGTAGCTACAACAAATGAGGAGAGTGAAACAGGAAACAAATCTACAAATTTAAATCTGTAGTATGGTTTATTTGAAGATGAAAGTAATGTCAAAGATCCTTCTGCAAATTGTGGTTTCTCCGACTGTTGGTATCTGGTAAAGTTATTTAAGTTATTTAAATTTTGGTATTCTTCAAACTGTACAGGGAAGGTCATAGCACGAAGCCAATCATGTATCTCTAACCATGCCTTCAATTCTTCATCAACATAGAATGTTACGTTCATTACATCATATATTAATTTTTCACCAGGTGAATACACATCTACAAAAGGAGTATTTCTAGGTATTTCACCTGTAGATATTCCTGGTACACTTACTGATTGACAGAAGTATTGTACATTAGGTACCCTAGAAAAGTTTAATTGAAACTTATTTGGGTGTAAGAAGTTTGGATTAGATGGGTTTCTTGTTAGTGCAGTCATGAGTATATTTAGGCGTAAAAAAAGACCCACCTTTCGGTGGGTCTTTAAAGTCAGTCTCTTATTATTATAGTTCTTATCGAGACTGTTTTAATTACATCAGGTTAGCAATCTTAAATGCACGGTAGTACAGGTTGCTCTTTGCGTTGATAGCGCCGAGACCCTGTGTAGTACCTTCAGCAAATGGGTTAGCAACTAGACCATAACGTGTCTTGAAGCCAATCTTTGGTTGGAAGTTGTTTGTATCAACTGCACGAACCATTTGCAGAGGAACGTATGGGCAGTAGAACAGACCTGCGTCATATGCATTAGAACCTTTGTAACCAAGAACTGCAAATTCTGCTGTTGAGTTAGCAGAGAAATATGGGTCGATATAAACCTTGATGCGACCAAACAGGGTACCAGCAAATGTGTTACCTGTATCGTCAACAGTCAGGTTAACTTGACCAGCAAGAGCTGATTGATAGTCTAACAGACCAGCCATAGCGAGAGCAGAAGCAACATCGCTTGAGCAGATCATGACGTTACCTTTACCTCTACGAGTTGTTTTGGCAATAACGTTAGCTTCACGCTCTAATTGGAAAGCCAGACCTTTGATTTTTTCAACCATCCAACGACCATTTGAATCTGTGTCAAGGTCGAAGGTACCTGCTGTAGTAGTACCAACTTGAGCACCAACTTTAGCAGATGTGTAGATTGTACGGATAACTTCACGGTTGATTTCAGCAAGAATTTCTGTAGACAGAATGTTTGCTAATTCTGTTTCAGCATCCAGACCATGAACTGCTTTCAGGTCTTGTGCCAGTTCCATTGAGTATTCTGCTTTCAGAGCACGTGACTTGGCAGTTACGGAAACTTTCTCAATGCTGAATGCCATTTCATTGAATGTCAGATCTTCAGCAACTGAAGTAGCCATAGCAGCACCAGTTGTCATTGCTGATGAGAATACGTTTTGGTTACCAAGAGCAGTATTAGCTGCAAGAGCAATTGCAGACTGTTCTGCTTTAGTACCGGAGAAGCCTGTGTTAGCCTCATTGTAGAATGCTTCTGTTGCACCAGCAGTAACGTTCTGTGTAGCGTAGGTAGAACGCATTGCAAAAATCAGTCCTGTAGGACCGGTCATTGGCTGAACACCGCACAGATCATAAGCGATCAGGTTTGGCAGAGAACGGCGAACTAAGCTGATCAGAATTGGATCAAAACCAGCAACTGGACCGCCAGCAGCTGAACCGCCGGAGAAACCTGTGCCACCTAGTGAGTTTACTGGAGCTGTTTCTTGCAGAATAGCACCAGATTTTTGCATTTCTTGAGCTTGGTTCTCAAGAATAACGGCTGTAACAGCCTTACGATATGGGTCTTTAATGGCTGGCAGATCTGGGTGATCTAATACGCCTTCCCATTTTTTCTGTAGATCTTCGGACAAATACATTTAAATCTCCTTGTTTAATTTAAATTTTAGTTTTTGAAATGGCTTGAGATACTGCGGCAACAAATGGATCAGCAATTGCTGATTTCTTCTCGCCTTCAACATCTTCAATCTTCTCGTTTAACTGTGATTCATCGGCTTTCTTTACGCCAGATGGGAAATAGTTTTCACGAATTGTTTCAAGTTTTTCTTTGTATTCTTCCTCTGTGGAGAACTCAACACTCTCTGCGAGTGATTTGATTTTTTCAACTTGAGTTTCGGTTAAACCTTCACACACACTACGAGTAATTTCAACTTTACGTGATTCTGTTAACTGTTTATTCAGTTCAACAGCACGTTCAATTTCTTCGTTGAGTTTGCTTTCAAGTTCTTCAACTTTACCAGCAAGTTCATCAACTAAGTCAACTTTTTCGGCAGGAACATCAATGTAATGTTCTGCAAATAGATTACGCAGACCAGCGATAAATTCTTCGGTGATTTCTGCACGTAATCCAGATTCGATTGCGATTTCATTTTCTTCTACCCATTGCTCTACAACGTAGTTCAGATAGTCGTCAATCTTCTCTGTAAGTTCTTGTTGGATGGACTCAACAGCTTCTTCTAACTGTTTTGCATAGTCAGCTTCAATTTGTTCGGCAATTTGTGCAACACGGTCATGTACACGTGCTTCAA